ACTATAGCTGTGTACAGCCGGTTCCGATTTAAGGATTGATCTATCACTATTATTATTTACCGGTATAGCGGTATAGTGGTATAGTGACGTCACCGGTGACGTCACCACCTTGGGTCCAGTTTTACCCCTCTCTTTGAAGGCGTACGCCTCTCCTTTGACGAGACCTCTGGGAGGTGAACTGCCCCGCAGGGGAGGCAGACTTAATTTAGGCCCCCGCCAGGCCGTCGGAGACGCGGAGCGAAGCGGAGATCCATCCACGCCCAGCCTGCCGTGTGTCGTGTACTGTTTTAAATAAACTATATATATAACCCCTATTAGTACCTTAGGGTACACATGGAATGTCCAACTCCATGCCAAACCAACTGTGGCATCACTCTTTTACTTACTTTGCTGGCCTTGCTGCCCTCTCCACTGTTCAGCATGTCACTTCTCGAGTGGCTAAAAAATTTGTGTTCCAACTCGAGCGTGCCCCCACCTCTGGTAGACTCCACTACCAGGGATACGTCAACCTCAAGTCGAAGCAGCGCCCCAAGGAGTTAGCTGCTAAGATGTCGGGTCTCGGCATGAAAGGAGTCACCGTTCTGCCGTCCTCTAATGATGGCAAGGAAGCACTGAAAGCCTACTGTATGAAGTCTGCTACGCGTGTTGAAGGACCGTGGGCAGACAAACCTATCTATCTCGGGCAGGACCTTATCAAGGAACTCCGCCCGTGGCAACAGCATATTATGGACATGACTTCTAAAACGCCTGATCCTCGAGCGATACACTGGTATTACGATTCGAAAGGCGGACATGGAAAAACATCGATTTCTAAATACTTGTTCTTCCACCATAAGATTCTCACACTAACAATTGGCAAAGCCTCCGATCTCTTAAATCTCGTCAGCAAGTTCCAAGGTCGCAAAATGTATATTTTTGACATCTCTCGGACAACGACTGCAGGAGTAATGACCGAAATGTATGCTGCTATAGAAGCGGTTAAGAATGGATTTTTCGTTAATACTAAATACGACACTTCAGTCGTATGCATGGCTATTCCTCACATAGTGGTCTTCTCGAATTTTCTACCTAAAATGAGTGCGCTCTCTACCGACAGGTGGAGAATTCATGATTTAGATAATATTTAACTAAACCTACTATACCTACTATACCCACTATACCTCACACGGTCTGGGTGCACAGGTTAGGGTGGTGAGATAGTCTTGAGCCAAATGCGCCAAGGAATATATAGTTCTGATTGACAGCGCAAGCGCCTATATATTCCGTACCTTATGTTAGTGTTTTAAAAAAACTATATATATAAACTTCTCTAGTGTCAACTGGCATGCAATCATGCCCCGTCGATCTGTTAAGTCTCGATCGTTCAAGCGTCGGTCCCGTGGATCCACGCGCAAGTCTCTCTCTGCTGCATGGCGTATGAATACGCGTCGCAAGACGTCGCTCAACGCCCGTACCACCAAATACAATTATCGTGAGATTAAGAAGCTCAAAAAATGCGGCGAATGTAAGATGATCCAGTCTGTGGATGCTAACCCTAATGATCCTGTTCCTTTATCAGGTCAGCATCATCGTGCTCTACCTATTGACTCGGACGGGAACACGTTCGATGCTACCGGCGCTGCTGTGCCGTACGTACTGCGGTTCTTCTCTGGTATGGGTGTCGGTGACCTGCCTTCCCAACGTGAGGGGGCATGGGTCAAGGTTCGCTCGCTAACCGTCAAGATCACCACTACACCCGCAGATAGCTACAACAAACTTCGCTTTTTCATTGTCCTGGACCGCCAACCTGTAACAACCGCTCTGTCGGCCAACCCCACAAGTATTCTCGACCTCCTGCAAGGTAACTCGCCAGATCTGTGGGAAAAGTACTACAACCTCTCGCACGTCGGCAAGACGTCGCGTTTTAAAGTCCTCAAGTCCTGGACCGTTTCTACGCAACCACAAGCCGCTGGCGCAGTGTATAAGCCTATTCACCGCAAAACGGTGACTATTAAGGCCCCTTACCGGATTCAATATGGGCCACTCGCGACTGATACCATACCCTATAATCAAGCCGTTTACATGTTCTGTTTCTCAGACAGTAATGTTGGTGTCGGTGCTACGCACCCGACTATAGCTGTGTACAGCCGGTTCCGATTTAAGGATTGATCTATCACTATTATTATTTACCGGTATAGCGGTATAGTGGTATAGTGACGTCACCGGTGACGTCACCACCTTGGGTCCAGTT